TAATTCCTCAATTAGATTTGTGCGCCCATTCGGATCGCTTTGATTTCACTCTCAAACAACTCTTGAGTGAACCCGGAGGTCAAGTCACCTGCAGCTCCTTTCTCCCGGATAATACGTGCACGACGTTCGCCGCCATATGTGCCGACAATCTCGCCAGCCTGCGCGCCAAAACGTGCAGCCTTAAACAAAGGCAAGCCCTTGACCCTACGTGGCAAGTCAAAGATGTCGAACATTAACAACTCAATCAACGTCCGGTTCTTGTTGTAGCTGATACGAACGTAGAAGTCGCATCATGTATTCATGATCAGGTTCTTCCTTAGCCTTTGCTTGTAGCATGTGACGTGCTGAATAAACAGTGACATTAACAGCAGCTGCGGCAGTAGCAATAATCAATACTCGATAACTGTAAACTCGATCACTTGCGGTCGGAGACATTGATCCGATTTGTTCTGAATTGGTTAATGTATAGCCGCCCCAAGTTCCTGTGTCAAGATGCACAACCCAAGTGTCTACTTTGCCGTAAATTGTTTCTTGAAAAGATAATGCAGTCGGTGGAAAGTTTCCAAAGATTGCTGCTTGTAGTGCTTGAGTAGACGTTAATGGACTGCTTGTCATAAGATCAGCTATGAGAACTGCGTCTCCTGCTGTAGCAGATAAACCGCCTGTTGGTGGTTGTGCCGATTGTGTACCAGCTGCTTCAAAGAACAACGTCTTCTCTTCCATTGACATTCCTGCAAGATCGAAATAAGTTGAACTAACAAATGAATTAGGTCCAACTTTCTCATAAACACCGGTCGAGTTGGCAGCTTGATATGCCCACTCTCCGGGTGCTGTTTGTGCAAACAAACCCAGCCCATGTTCTTTAGTAAGCACCTTCATTTCTTACCACCCTTTTTCTTCTTGGCACTTTTCCAAGACTTTGCAGCCTTCTTGAATCGTGCTTGATGATTCATACGTGGATGAGCCTTCTTTAGACGTGCAAGTTCCTTCTTCATGTATTTGTTATACGCTGAGGGTGCTCGCTTGACAGTCTTGACAGCCTTCTTGACTGTGGCCTTGCCTGCTTTCTTTGCTGTTACACGTGCTTCTTGTTTTGCACTTTCAATGAACAGTGCCTTGAGTTCTTCAAGGGTTCCTTCAACTTTCACCAAGGTAAACACCTCAGTTGTCTGCTGCTGTTGATTGGATTGCAATAGCCATGAAGTCCTTTGCACCGAGGGTGACAATGGAAGCGTTGACACGGACAGTGACGTTCACTGTACGAGGACCATCGATCACAGTTGAAAGACCGGTAACGTACAGTTGGTCGTTGACAACGTAACGTCCGTCTTCCGCGCCCTTGCCAAAGTTGTCCGGGTATAGGTCAGTGGCGTTAGTAAAATATCCAGTGGCATAGTCCACGACACCAGATGCAACCAATGCACGGTCATTCGCGAAAACCATTCCACCACGGTTGAGGTCGGTGAGTTGACAGATAACAGCCCCAGCTGCACCAAGTGCAATGGGTAGTCTTTCGCTGCCAGTTGTTCCTTGGAAGATGAAATCAACACTGTGAATTTGAAGTGCTTGGCGATCACCAACATCGACATAGCTGCCGAGGTCAATGGTTGCAAACGTTGCAGTGTTTGCAGCACTGATCGTAAGTCGTTCTGTAAGCGTAAACATCGAGGTCTTTTTTGTAGCCATTCTTAATCATCTCTTTTAGGTGTCCGGGGGTTGTTTTTGTGCATGACGTACCAAACCGGTTCCCCCGGACAACACAAGTACCCCACATCCAGCACTTAATCTTCTCTACCGGTGGCACGCCATTAGATACTCGCCCTCACCACACCCGCCCCTATGTATAGCCATAGGCTATAGGCATTCCGCTCATGCGTATGTACTTATACTATCACTTGTTGGCACCTTATATGAGCCAACTCAGAACTCACACCGTTTGCCTGTCGATTAAATGCCCTTCTTGTGATGAAATGTTGTCGGGACACAACCGCAGGGGGTTTGTTGCCTTCTGTCGCAAGCACATTGAGTCTTGCGATGTCGGTTCTTTTTCAATATCCGAATCAATTGATGTCGAGGAGGAATACTAATGCCAAACCGTACCATCAGCCTCGACGAAGTTTCCGATGCGATCCGCAAGCAATTAGTAAAAGACGGTGAGAACTTCTCTCACTGGGTTAGAATGCAACTGCGAAAGCATCAGCCGGGTGAAAGTGAACCGAAAGTGAAACCCGCTCCACCTCGAAACTACATGTGCAAGAATTGTTTTGGCAACCATTGGACTGCCGACTGTCCGACATTGGAGGCTTCTTGATGAGCTGCGGCTTTTACAATAACTTTGATTGGGTGACCAGAGACATAACCATTGAATGGTTATTTGGTCATCAAGACTTCGATGGCGTCCATCGACCAGCAGGACCATGGTGGGACTGTATCAATTGCGGCGATCTATTCTATTCCACTACTCTATGCACATGCGATGACTGCAATCCGTTCAGTGGCTACTGTAGGAGTTGCTGAGATGTGTGTGAGATGTGAAACCTGCAATGAGACTTACTTCTGCAAGCACAACCAACGCCTAAGCACTGGTGAAGTCGTTCGATGCGAATACAACTTCCTTTGGGTTCAGAGTTGTTTTCTCTGCGATCCTGGTCAAAGGATGTCTCAACCCAAGTAAGGGATCAGTGAGATAGCAACTTGAACAGTTTCGAACCCACCGACCAAACCGAGAGTAAGAAAAGAAACAAGCACGTTAAGTCGAATTAGACTTTCAAGGTTGGACTCTTTCTCTGCTCGACGTTCTTCACGGGTCATCAACCACTGCGCAAAGCGTTCGGTCTTGCTTGGTGCTTTCGTTTCTTCAATTAGTGTTTCTTCAGACATTTTAATTCCTCAATTAGATTTGTGCGCCCATTCGGATCGCTTTGATTTCACTCTCAAACAACTCTTGAGTGAACCCGGAGGTCAAGTCACCTGCAGCTCCTTTCTCCCGGATAATACGTGCACGACGTT